TTTATGCAAGGTATTTTTATGAATTATTTAAAAACAGTAGATGATAATACAAATGAAGAGAGAACTGGTGGATTTGGTTCTACAAATAAAAAAGGTAATGAATAATCATTACCTTTATTTTTTTTTACTTTAAAATATTATATACTTAAGCAAAGAAAAAAGGAGTTATTAATAACTCCTTTAATTAAACTATTTATTATATTTCCTTAATAAGTTTAAGTCTATTACTTCTTGATTAGACGATCCTCTATATTTAAGTCTTATATCCTTTTTATCAATTTCGAAAGGTCCGCAAACTGCAACATCTATTGGACTGTTTAATAAAAGTTCCTTTTTCAAATCAAATTCAAATCCTGTCCATAACCATATATCCTTATTAGGATATTTTTCTTTAACCTTATTACATAATTTTATAACACCATTAACATTATATGGATGTAATGGCTCTCCACCTAATATAGATAAACCTTGATAATGATCTGGTTTTAATAAATCAATTATTTTATCAATTGTGGAATCAGTAAACTCTATACCTAAATTAAAATCCCAAGTATCCTCATTAAAACAACCTTTACAGTGAAAATGACATCCTTGAAAAAATATACTAACTCTAATTCCTGGACCATTTGATATATCCATACATCTTATCTTGTTATATCTCATAATTAGTTTCCTTCCTTTTGATTATTGTCAATTAATTCTAATTCACCTACAGTATAACGATACTTTCGACGGTAATTTCCTCTTCCTTCAACTAAGTAATAAACTTTACAACTCTTTTTAGTTTTATTAATAACATAACCTTCAATAATACCTTCACCATCAGTATCCATTCTATTATTATGACTTTTTACATAAACTCTATCGCCAATATTGAATTTAACATCTATTTTTATTTCCATATTTTTTTATGTTACCTTTCCTTAACCTTATATACATATTGTACTACAAAAGATTATAATTATCAACTCTATTTTACAATTTTATAACAATTTGCCGAACAATCTAACCCAAACACTTTTATTGATCCATCTTCTTTATAACAATCACAATACGCTTCACACCATCCATGACTAAAGTCTAAAACACCAACTGTGTACGTATCATCGTCACATAAGAAACTTTTTGCCGTTTTATATGCTTCAGTTTTACTTTCATATAAATTTATTTTACCATATTTTACTAAATCATAAATAATTTTCTCATAAATATCGTGAATGCTAGGAAAATGTCTATAACAGTAAATAGGTATATAATATTCTTTTCTCTCTAATAATGTTTTCATATTTGTTTACCTTCTAACCATATACTATAGGTATCATGCATTCTATTAGGACGTTTACCATACCAAGTTTCCATTCTGAAGGGCGTAAAAATTTTATGTGCTAAAAAGTATTCTAATCTAATTAAACTTTCTTCAGTTAAATTATATAGATAACATGATGTCCAAGATCCAAAACTAGAAGGACATAAACCTCCAGAATCATGATTAACGAAATGTATAGAACAATCTTGTGCCATTTCGGTTTTTAATCCAAGTCTTTTATAAAAGACATATTCCTTTGCATCATTTGATCTAAAATCAATACAAGTTATTTCTTCTTCATCTAATTCTAACTTGCTATTTAAAAAATTAAATAATTCTTCTACACAAGGAAATTTATTTAATTTTATATCTTTTCTTAATTTAAGCATATAGTGCCCACCTTTCTATAATAATTATACAATAAACCGGTAAAATAAAAAGGTCTTTCGACCTTATTTATTAAATTTCTTTATTATCTAAATGTAGTACTCTTTCTTTTATTTCTTGAGTTCTTCCTTTGTTCCAGAAATTACTTCCAATATATCCACAAGTACGACGAGCAACATTTAACTTATCATGTTCCTTATTTCCACAATTAGGACAATACCATTCTAAGTTATCATCAATTAAAATTTCACCTTCATAACCACATACTTGACAATAATCACTCTTAGTATTTAATTCAGCATACATAATGTTATCATAGATAAAATTAATCACTTGTAATACTGCTTCAATATTGTTCTGTAGATTAGGAGTCTCTATATAACTAATTGCGCCACCAGGACTTAATGCTTGGAATTCACTCTCTAATTTTAATTTTGTAAATGCATCAATTTCTTCAAATACTGGAACATGATAACTATTAGTAATATAATCTTTATCTGTAATTCCTTCTATTACACCAAAACGCTTCTTTAAACATTTAGCAAACTTATATGTTGTAGATTCAATAGGCGTACCATATACTGAATAATCAATATTTTCTGCTTCTTTCCATTCTCTACATTTATCATTAAGATATTGCATAACTTGTAAACCAAATTCCTTGCCTTCTCCTGTATGAGAATGTCCAGTCATATATTTTACACATTCATATAATCCAGCATATCCTAAAGAAATTGTTGAATATCCATTAAATAATAACTTATTTATTTTTTCACCTTTATCTAATCTAGCTAATGCTCCATGTTGCCATAAAATAGGAGCCATATCAGAAGGTCTGTTTAATAATCTTTCATGTCTACATCTTAATGCTGTGTGGCAGATATCTAAACGTTGATCTAATAATTTCCAGAATTTTTTATAATCACCTTTACTAGATAACGCCACATCAGGTAATGAAATTGTTACAACTCCTTGATTGAATCTTGAATAATATATAGGTTTATGTTCTATTAAATATATCTTATTATCTATTTTCTCTAAACCAGAGATGATATATATCTTATCATTATTTAATTTTATTTTCTTAGGGACATTAAATTCAATAATATTGTTTTTTGGAGTATATCCAGATTTTAATGAGGTTTCCCATAATTTATTAACATCCATTGTCATTCTCCTTCTTATATATCTTTAAATTCTCTTTGACAAATAAATAAAATTCTTTAATTTCTTTTCTATAATTAGCTGAAATATTTGAATTAACTTCCAAATATTTTAATATATTTTTAGTTATTTTTACTTTGAATTTATTACTAAAGTTTATATTTAAAAAGTCAATAAAATCAATTCCATTATAGAAAATATTATTATTAAAATCATAAATATATTTAGAGTTTTTATTTCTTTGCAATTTATGATATTCCTGTAACTTTTTAGAACGTTCGATTGAATTACTACAACTTCATTTCTTAGGTTCTAAAATGGTACATTCAGTATTTATCCTTTTAATCTCATCTTCAAGATTTTCAAAAGTAAATTTATCTCTATTACGAAATAATTCACTTACTTCTTTTAATTTATTATATTTCCTATAAAACTCAGGTGTATGACCGAATAAGGAATTAAATTCTTTTCGCCACTCTCTACTTTTAATTTTATTACTATTTCTATTATTAATTTTTTTAGATTCTATTGCATTTTTATTTTTATCATCAGCATATCAAGATTTAAGAGAACTAGATACTTTATTATATATCTCTTCTTTTTTGTCTTCAGACATATTTTTATGATAAGCAATACATTTATCTCTAAAAATTTTTAAATTATCTCTATTCTGTAATTTAAGTTTATTTCCTTGACCACCTTTAGAAGCATTTATATGTTTTTGTTCATCAGTTAATGTTTGATTTATAAAAGTAAAACTGCCAAATCCGCCATCATTTAAATTCAAACAATTATCACCTAATTCCACTTTTTTACTGTTAACTAATTGTTTTTCTGCTTCAGCCAAATCATTATAATTACAAAAGAAAGCTAAAATACTTTTCTCTAACCCTTCATTACCATATTTCTTTTTGTAATTTTTTAATATTACACTTGAACCATAGTAATTATCATCCAGATTATCAGTACAATGCATTCCATAGTAATATTTATTATGTAACGAACTACTATTGTTATTCACCTTTATTTCATATAAATAGTAATACTTAAAAATTTTAGTTATATTCATGTTATCAACTCCTCAATTAATTTAGTGAATTAATTGAGGAGTAAAATAATAATAACTACACCGTGATTAATCTATTAATTCAAATTCTTCAGCTATTTGTATTCTTTTATTATTTTGAGTTATGTAATTAGATGATTTACTTATATTTCCGGCAGTTATTGAAAATCTATCAGGTGTTAAGAATGATCTACATCCCATACATGGATAACAATCATCACTTCCAATGGAACTATGTTTTAACTGTTTCATTACCTTTTCTGATATATAATCAGGAACCATTCTCTTAGCAGTACATTTAGCTGCTAATTCAGTTAAATAATAAAATTGTGAATCTTTATGAATGTTATCTTCTTCTAATACATATAATAACTTAGGGAATGCCGGAGTTATATATACACCTTTTTCATTTTTCATTCCTAAAATTCTTTGTTTTAAAAATTCCTCAATTAACATAGCTAATTCATTCTTATATAAATCTGTTTCCCCTAAATACATATTCACACTTAAGAATGGGGCTTGGCCATTAGTGGTAGACATTGAATTTATCTGATAATTAAATGTTTGTACTGATGCCTCAATTTCAGATTTTAAATCTTCATTTGCATGTTTAATAACATCATCAATGTTTTCACCACGTGATTTATATCTATCTACATAATAATTGTAACTATCTCTAACAAAAGGAGCTAAATGAGTTAATGATACTGTACATCCACCATATTGAGAACTTGCTACAGCAGTTATAATTTGTGTAGCAATTGTTGTAGCTGTTAATAATTTATGTGGTTTTTCAATCATTACTCCATTTATCATTGTTCCATTTTGTAACATATCTTCTAAGTTAATTAAGTCACAATTATGTAAAGCATTTTGTGCAAAATAATCAGCATCATGAAAATGAATAATACCATCATTATGCGCCTTAACTACTTCTTTTGGCAATAATACTCTGCTAGTATAATCTGTGGAAGTAATACCTGCAAAATAATCTCTTTGAACAGTAACTGTTTTAGCATTCTTATTAGAATTTTCAGTATTCCAATATTCACTTGTTCCTTCCATTAATTCTTTTAAAGCACTATCAGTAGTATTATCTTTTCTTAACAAATCTTTCTTGTATCGATAATGATAATATTCCTTAGCTAAATTACCTTTACCTAGAACAATTAGTTGATCTTCAATTATATCTTGAATATCATCTACTTTCATTCTTTGACGATTTAATCCATTTATATAATTTAATATAAATTGAATATCATCTTCACTAGCTCTATCTTTTCTAGCTACTTCTCTATTAGCTTTAAAGATCGCCATTTTAATTTTATCTTCATTGTACTCTTCTAAACTAGAGTTTCTTTTTACAACTTTATCCATATAAAAATCCTTTCTGCTGAATCGCTTTTGTAATTATTTTAGCGTTCAATAACGAGATAATTTTAAATTATAGATCTTGAATAAATTCTCTTAATAAT